TGCTCAAGCACTCCTCGCAAATATGGCAGGTTTTTATGCTTCTTACCACGGTTCGGAAGGTCTGAAAAGAATAGCAACCAGAGTATTAAAATATAGGCAAGTGCTATTAACAGCATTGAAATGGATTGGAATAGAGGTTGATGAGTCTGAAGGATTTGATACTGTTAGATTTAAAAGTTTCCTTGCCTTAGAAGGATTCAATGTTAGATACGAAGACGGTTGGACATTGATAACCTTAGATGAGTGTACCACAGAAGAGGAATTAAAGCAACTGATTTGGTCTCAACAAGATTTGATTAATAGATTTGATACTATTGAACACGTTATAGAATCAGTAGGACATTACAAATGGTTTTCTACTCCAGAAAGAAAGAGACCTTGGTTAACTCAAGAAGTATTTAATAAGTATCATAGTGAAACTGATATGATGAGATATATCTATGAGTTATCATCTAAAGACTTTTCATTAGTAAATGGTATGATGCCACTTGGTAGTTGTACTATGAAACTAAATGCAGCATCAGAACTGATGCCTGTATCATGGGAAAGTATTAATAACATACATCCATTTGCACCATTATCTCAAACTTTGGGATATCAAAAAATTATGGATGATTTAAAAGAATGGTTATGTAATATTACAGGGTTTGATTCTATATCATTACAACCTAATGCAGGATCTCAGGGTGAGTATGCAGGACTGTTAGCAATCAGAGAATATCATATGAGTATAGGTGAGAATAAAAGAAAGGTATGTCTTATTCCAGAGAGTGCACATGGAACTAACGGTGCTAGTGCAGTCATGGCAGGTATGAAAGTAGTTCCTATCAAATGTGATGACGATGGTAACATTGATATGGCAGACCTAGAGAAACAGGCAACTATGAATATATTTGAGTTATCATGTTGTATGGTTACATATCCATCTACTCATGGTGTATTTGAATCTACTATAAAAGATATCTGTAGGATAGTTCATGAGTGTGGTGGTCAGGTATATCTAGATGGTGCAAATATGAATGCACAGGTAGGACTAGCAAAACCAGGTGAGTTTGGTGCAGATGTAATGCATCTAAATTTACATAAGACATTTTGTATTCCTCATGGAGGTGGAGGTCCTGGCGTAGGTCCTATAGGTGTAGCAAAACATCTGACCCCTTACGTAGAACAGAAAGTATCAGCAGCACCTCAAGGTAGTGCATCTATCTTACCTATTAGTTGGATGTATATAAGGATGATGGGTGGAGACGGTTTAAGACATGCTACAGAGGTAGCATTATTAAATGCAAACTGGTTAGCACATAAGATAGATGATTCATTTAAAGTATTATACAAAGGAAATAATAATAGGGTAGCACATGAGTGTATCTTTGACTGTCGTAACTTACCAGTAACAGCAGAGGATATTGCTAAGAGACTTATGGATTATGGTTTCCATGCACCTACACTATCATGGCCAGTTCTAGGAACTATGATGGTAGAACCAACAGAGTCTGAATCACTGGATGAGTTACAAAGGTTTGTTGATGCTATGGACAAAATAAGAAGAGAGATGTATACTGTTCCTGAGATAGTAAAGAATGCTCCACATACAGAATCAGAAGTCTGTGGTCAGTGGACACATGCATATACAAGAGAAGAAGCATGTTTCCCTAATCATCCAAGGAAGAAATTCTGGGCAACAGTAAGCCGTATAGATAACGTGTACGGTGATCGTAATCTGGTTTGTGCATGCTCTTAGACAGTTTACAAAGTGTCCACTATGTTGACCATCAGCATATAGACTTGCTATAATAATTACATAAGACACGAAAGCACATGACAACAGACATCAACCAAGAAGTAAAAGGAACACTTGCTAGACTACTAGCAACAGAGAATCTAACAGTTGAGCACCGTAAAGTGTCTACAGCATTCTTTGATGTTGAGAAGAGACTTCTTTGCTTACCTATCTGGAAGACTGCTTCTAACACAGTATACGACCTTCTAGTAGGACACGAAGTAGGTCACGCTCTATACACACCAAACGCTAGACCTGACGGTGTTAACAAATCTTTCCTTAATGTTCTAGAGGATGTAAGAATAGAGAAGTTAATGAGACAGACATATCCAGGTCTTAAGAAAACTTTCTTCGCAGGTTATGCTGAGTTATGGAGAGATGATTTCTTTGGTGTTGCAAACGATGATATAAACGAACTTGCTTTTATTGATCGTATCAACCTATTCTACAAAGGATGCTATGACATGGAGTTTACTGCAGAAGAGCAAGTATATGTAAATCGTGCAGGTGCAACAAAAACTTTTGAAGAAGTTATTGAGTTAGCAAAAGAATTATATGATCTAATGGAAGAGAAGGAGCAAGAGAAACTAGAAGAGTTATCACAGGAACAGGAACAGCAAGACTTAGAAATCACTGACGATGAGAGAGAGTTAACTCCAACTAATGAAGAGACTCCTAGTGATTCAGACGAGATTGAATCTGATAAGTCTCCAAAGTCTGCTCAAGAACTTAGTGATGAGATTGATGAAGCACTAGACGAACTAATGAGTGGAAAGTATGGTTCAGATGAAGGCACTGTTAATGAGACAGAAGCAATGACAGACAAAGCATTCCAAAAAGCATGTGAGCAACTAATTGATGAAGATGCTAAGGAGTGGGTTTATCTTGATTTACCTAAACTAGACCTAGACAAGTACATCAAACCTGCTAAAGAAATCAAAGACGAATTATTCTACTGGTTCAATGGTCAAGCACATTCATCTGAGGGTGCACAAGAAAGACATATGGAGAACCTAGACAATGCTATCAAAAAGTATTTCGCATTCAAAAAGTCTTCAAACAAGACTGTTAACTATCTTGTAAAACAGTTTGAAATGAAGAAGTCTGCAGAGAATTACAAGAGAGCAGCAACTGCCAAGACAGGTGTTATCGATACAAACTCTCTTCACAAATACAAGTTGACTGAAGACATCTTCAAGAAAATTACTGTTGTCCCAGATGGTAAGAATCATGGTCTTGTAATGTATCTTGACTGGTCTGGTTCTATGTCTTGGACTCTCCTTGATACACTTAAGCAAGTTTACAACCTAGTTTGGTTCTGTAAGAAAGTAAACATACCATTCAGAGTTTATGGATTTGCAAGTGGTTACTACGGTAGATATGGTTCACACAGCAACATTCATGAGTGCATGGTCAATCCAGATAATAATACACTAGCAATCGGTGATGACATTAGATTACTAGAGTTCTTATCTTCACAGCAAAGAACTAAAGAACTAGAAGAGTCAATGAAGTATCTATTCCTTCAAGCAAGTTCTTTTCACAATAGTTACCTACAGTATTACACTCCTCTTGGATTAGGTGGAACTCCATTAGCAGAAGCATTATATGCTGCACGTCAATTAGTTGACAGACTAAAGGCACAAGAGAAAGTATCTAAGGTTAATGTTATATGCTTAACTGATGGTGAATCTCAACCAATGAGTTATATTCACAAATCAGAGTATGAGTATAATCATGGTGAACTAACTTCTAGATGTCTAGCATCTCAGTATGGTAAATTATTCTTCTTACGTGACAAACAAACTGGTTATACAAAGAAGATCACTAACACTTCATACAATACTACTGCTCAGATAGTAGGATTCCTTAGAGAAATTACAAACTATAACTGGGTAGGTATTCGTCTATGTAGTAAGGGTGAAGCAAATCGTATGTTCAGAGAGTATTCTCTTGACAAGTATGAGAAACTAGATAAGCAATGGAGAAAAGAGCGTTTCGCATCTATCAAAAATGACTGTGGATTTACTGAAGCATTCTTTATGCCAGATAGAGGTAACGGTGAAGATACCCAAGACCTTGAAGTAAAACAGAAAGGTGAAGTTGCAACAAGAGCAGAACTAGGACGTGCATTCAAAAAGCACATGAATTCTAAGATGACAAACAAGACTGTTCTTAATAGATTCATAGATCAAATAGCATGAACCTCTGGAAAAATTATCAGGAAGCGGTCTTCGAGACGTTTCCTGATTTAACTTTTGAAAAACAACATGTTCACTGGATTAATAAACGAGGAGTAAACCTTACTGCTGATTTGTACAGTGGAAAACATTTTATTAAATCTAGACACGTTGATATATGGGATGAGAAAATAAATATCCATAACAATGTGATCTATCCTAAGACTGGACATAACCTACCATGTTTCGGTATGGACTTGATGGGATTCTTTGAGAAGAAAGTTATAATAGTATTTGACTTCCAACATCCTGTAGAAAAATATCTTTTATCTATACCTGACTTACCTAAAGCAGAAGGAACATATAGATTTTTTGAACCAGGTAATCATTTTTCTGAAAACATATATGTAAAGTATTGCACTATGAGTGAGGTGGATGATCATCTACCTATGTTTAAAAAATATCTATCTGTATATAAAAAGATGTTAGATGATGCACAACCTACTGGGGAAGATACTAGTTTATATAATGACTTCGATAAGTATATGATTAAACTAGACCCTATCTCAGGTTATCTATCTAATAGTTTTGGTAAAGAAGAATCAGAGAAATTAATCAAGGAGTTCTTTTTCAGTTATGCATAATTTAAACCAAGACGTAGCAGTATTATTAGCATATTGTATGCAAGACTTTGAGGGTGTAAAACCTTTAGAGTGTCCTATACCCGAAGTAAAAAAGGATGATCTTAAGATTAGGAATACAATGTATAGTACTCCTAAACTTAGAAAGATACATTTAGAATTAGCAGAATTAAAAGCATTAAAGATATTGCATTGTGTATTCTTTCCTGACCCTCATTATAATTTACCTATCTTTGGATGTGACATTGTTGCTACTGATAAAACAGTTACTGCTGCTATAGTTGATGTGTCACCTGTAAAAGGATTTGAAGACTGGGATAAGATTAGAGAAATTAGTAATGCTTTTGAGTTTAGTGAGACTAGAACTATACCTGCGTGGGGTGATGGAGTATTCTCTCCCTATGCTAAGTTTATGCGTTTAAGTAAAGACAAAGATATATCAAACTTCTATGTTCTTTTAATAAACTATCTAAAAGTATATTGTGATATGGTAGATAAAGTTGAAAAGGATGACAACTGGATTATGACTATGCTAAGATATGATGACCAGATACATTATTGTAAGCAACAAAAAAAGAATGACAAAACTCGTGCCATTCTTGAAAAATTATTTGATAAGGACTGGGCAAACAATTACATAGATAATGTATTATTTGACCTTCCTAGGATTAAATAGATTCCAGTTCTTATTAAAGATTACATCTATGTAGACCCACTTTGCATAGTGAACTCCACGATAACACAGTAGGGCAAAGACCCTCTCTGGATTATGAATTTCTGGATCGTATTCTGGAACATCTGGGATCTTCCAATTAATTTGTAACATTTGTCTTTACCTCCTGTAACATTATTTAGTGTTCGGAGATCCTCACAAAACCGTTCAAGCAAACACACTTTTATGAAAACTACTAAATGGTCTGCTTATATTCTATTAGCATCTAATAGATTAACTAAAGTAGAATTTACAACTGAATCAAATTTAAGAGAAGACGCAGAACAAAGATGTAAAGCGATGTATGGGGTAAGTGATATCAGACAGCTTAAAAGAGAGTGGACAGTTAAATAACTGTACCAGGTGGCTTGCAAGTGATATAATTTGTGTGTATAATAATAGTATAAAACAAATACAAACACATGACTTTCAAAGCAATTTTCACAACAGACGATCTTCTATCATTTTTCGAGACAGGAGATATTGATACTAACCAAGTAAAATCATTTGCAGAAAAGCACGGTGTTCAAATACAAAGTGTTACTAAGAGAATGAACAAGTTACCACAGTTCCAGAAACTTGGTCGTGGTCGTTGGAATCTTACAGCACAAGAAATACATAAAGCATTCGTAGCACCTTCTGCTAAACCTGCTGTAGATGTATCCTATGTTCCTGATAAGGATTCTTCTTTTGTTCAGTTCGGTAACTTCAATAGTCTCAAAAAGATTATATCATCTAGACTATTCTACCCTGCATTCATCACAGGTCTATCTGGTAACGGTAAGACTTTTTCTGTAGAGCAAGCATGTGCTTCTCTAAATAGAGAACTCATTAGAGTAAACATCACTATCGAAACAGATGAAGATGATCTTATCGGTGGATTCCGTTTGAATGATGGTTCTACTGTATGGCACAACGGTCCTGTCATAGAAGCACTTGAGAGAGGTGCAGTACTTTTACTAGACGAGATTGACTTAGCATCTAACAAGATCTTATGTCTACAATCTATCCTTGAAGGTAAGGGTGTATTCCTTAAGAAAATTGGAAGATTTGTAAAACCTGCTGAAGGTTTCACAATTATAGCCACCGCTAATACAAAAGGTAAAGGTTCAGAAGATGGTAGATTCATCGGAACCAATGTTCTTAACGAAGCATTCCTTGAGAGATTCCCAATTACTTTCGAGCAAGACTATCCTGCTGCATCTACTGAGACTAAGATACTTCTTAATCAAGGATGTCAAAAAGACTTTGCAGAGAATCTTGTCAGATGGGCAGGTGTTATCCGTAAGACATTCTTTGACGGTGGAGTAGACGAAGTTATTACAACTCGTAGACTTGTTCACATTGTTCAAGCATTCAATATCTTCAATGATAAAATGACTGCTATCACTCACTGTGTTAATCGTTTCGATGACGATACAAAACAATCTTTCCTAGATCTTTATACAAAAGTTGACGCAGGAGAAGATTCAGAGTATAATGAAGGGGAATAATAAACCCCTTTATTATGAGGAAATACAATGAGGATGATTATCTCAAAGAGATATCTGAATACATTGCCAATACATACCGAGGTCATTATTCTGTAGGAAACGTACAGACTCTTGACCTCATTGATTCTGTTGGGGATGCTGAAGCATTCTGTAGGAGTAACGTCCTTAAGTATGCATCACGCTACGACAGAAAAGGAACAGCAAGAAAGGATATTCTAAAGATTATCCATTATGGATTACTTCTTTTACACTTTAGCGATAAAGCAGAAAGAGCAAACCAAAACATAGCAGAGACCCCTACTGCATTCTCAGTTGATTACGACAAATGATTATGATTACTAAACCCACTATTGAAATATTAAAGAACTTCTGTTCTATTAACAAGTCTCTTGTTATTAAACCTGGTAATAGGTTAAGCACCTTGAGTATTAATAAAAATATTCTTGTCTACGCAGATGTAGAAGAACAGTTTGATTCTGAAATGTCAATCTATGATTTATCTACATTCTTAGGTGGGTTATCTTTATTTGAAAAACCATCTATAGATACATCCAAGAGCAACTACGTAACTGTTAGCGATGCAGCAGGACGTTCTAAGACTAGATTTTTCTATGCTGACCCAGATATTATTACACAACCACCTGCGAAAGAAATTACACTTCCTAGTGTGGATGTTAATTTCAGCATTGATGCTAATACTCTTCAGCAACTTCAACGTGCTGCCTCAGTATACCAACTACCTGACTTATGTCTTTATGGTGATGGTGAGGTAATGAACTTGACTGTATGTGACAAGAAGAATGATACTTCTAATAGTTACTCAGTTGAGGTAGGAAATTCAGATTCAGAATTCTGTTATTGTTTCAGAGTTGAGAACTTAAAGTTATTACCTGGTTCTTACGATGTGTCAATAAGTAAAACTAACGTTGCACTCTTCCAAGGTAATGGGATAAAATACTTTATAGCACTAGAACCAGAATCATGAACATTTTTGTGACTGACCCAGACCCCATTAAATCAGCACAAGTTTTACCAGACAAACATATAGTAAAGATGCCTTTAGAAACATGTCAAATGCTTGCTATTGTTGCATCAGAGAAATGGGGTCATGGATTCGGTGTTCTACCTAAAGTAGATGGAGCACCATACAAAACAGACAAGGGTGCATTTCGTAACCATCCTTGTACTATCTGGGCACAGACTAACTTTCGTTGGTTGATTGATCACGGTCTTGCATTATGTGCAGAGTATACTCACAGATACAACAAAGTCCACAGTTGTCAGTATACTATAGAATGTGCTGATATCATATTTCCTGATTGCCCACCGCCAACATCATTCACCAGAGCGATGCCCGATGGGTTTAAATATGACACAAGCATTGACACTTTTACTGCTTACAAGAATTACATTAGCAGCAAACCTTGGGTTGCATCTAATTATCTTCGTGACGAATCCAGAAAACCAAATTGGGTATGATTAAATTATGAATGATTTTTTATGGGTAGAGAAGTATCGTCCTAAAAAGATTGAGGATTGTATACTTCCTACTAATGTGAAGAACACCTTTAAAAGTTTTGTAGAGCAGGGGGAGATACCAAATCTTCTACTATCTGGAACTGCAGGTGTAGGTAAAACAACTATTGCAAAAGCATTATGTTATGAACTTGGAGCAGATTTTTATGTCATCAATGGATCAGACGAAGGACGATTCCTCGATACAGTCCGAAATCAAGCAAAGACGTTTGCATCAACTGTTTCTCTTACAGCAGGAGCAAAGCACAAAGTCCTTATCATTGATGAGGCAGACAACACTACCCCAGATGTACAACTCTTACTTCGTGCATCGATAGAGGAGTTTCAAAAGAACTGTAGATTTATATTTACATGTAACTTCAAAAATAAAATCATTGAACCTCTACACAGTAGAACAACTGTAATAGATTTCAATGTTCGTGGTAAAATTAAACAACAACTTGCATCTGAATTCTTTGGATCAACTCGTAACATACTTAACGCAGAAGGTGTACAATATACTGATGCAGTGGTCGCTCAAGTCGTCCAAAAATACTTCCCAGACTTTAGAAGAACCTTAAATGAATTACAAAGATATGCTTCTACTGGTAATATTGATACTGGTATTCTAGCAACATTAGGTGATGCTAAAATAGATCCACTAGTAGCATCTCTAAAGGCAAAGAAATTTAATGATGTTAAGAAATGGGTGCAACAGAATCTAGACAATGATCCTGTATCTATCATGCGTAAACTGTATGACAATTTATCTACAACAGTAGATGGTCCTAGTGTTGCTGCAGCAGTTTTAATAATTGCAGAGTATCAATACAAGTCTGCCTTTGTTGTAGATCAAGAGATAAACCTATTGGCTTGTCTTACTCAAATTATGTTGGAGTGTAACTTCAAGTGACTAACAAATTTATGAAACGACGTGAAAAGATCAGAGCACAAGTAAAGTCTAGATTTTACTATTTGTTCTGGGGAACTGCTACCTTATCTGTTGTGGCAGGACAAGTTTATCTTGGCACATCTTATCGTGCTATGGCAAGATCAATGAACAGATGGTTTGAAGAAACTATTGATCTCATACAACAACCAGTAAAACCTATGCCTCGTATTCCTGACAGGGGTGGATATTATTTACCTATTCCAAGTCCCGAAGATTATGAGATGCCAATTATACAATGAAAACTATAGGAATATTTCCAACAAATATCTTTGAGTTTCAATTACATGATCTCCAACTTCGGGATGATGTTTATACTTATGTTGACACTCTTAAGATGACTCGGTTTAACTATCCTCATAGAGTCCTGAGTTCTCATGGTGATCTTCATAAACACGAAGAACTTAAACCATTGTATGATTGGTTTCATAAGTGTTTAGAAGAGGCAAGAGTATCAGAAGGATTACAATGTGAAAGTTTAAAGATATCATTGTCATGGGCAAACTGGGCACCTCCTCAATCTGGTGCAGGTCACCCAATGCATAGACATAACTATGCGTACTACTCTGCTGTATATTATCTTACAGAAGGATCACCTACAGTCTTTTTAGATCCTGTAGATATTAGAGGGTTAGATACTCTTGAAATATTACAGGGAGATAGAGAGAGTGTTCCTAATGAAAAAGAAATAGTTGCAGAACCTGGTAAACTAATTCTATTTCCTGGTTGGTTAAGACATTGTTCAGCACCACATAATCAGGATTTCAATAGATTTACTATATCATTCAACAGTCTTCCTGACGGTGCCATTAACGGTGGACCTGGTGGAGTGCCTGTTGCAACATTGAAAGTATTATGATGAAAACACCTTTGCGTTATCCTGGTGGTAAATCACGTGCCACAAAAAAGATAGCACAATTTCTTCCAGATCTTACAAAGTATAAATCATATCATGAACCATTTTTAGGAGGTGGGTCTGTTGCTTTATACATCAGTCAAACTTATCCTCACTTAGATATATGGGTGAGTGATTTATATAAACCATTAATTGAATTCTGGCAAACACTAGCATCCAAAGGAGACGAACTCTACAATGAACTTATTCAACTTAAATACAGGCACTGCGATCCTGCGTCTGCCAAAATGCTTTTTCTCGAAGCTAAAGAATATCTCACTAGAGAATCCTCAACCTTATTTGATCGCTCCGTTAGTTTTTATATCATTAATAAGTGTAGCTTTAGTGGTCTCACAGAGTCGTCCTCCTTCTCTTCCCAAGCCTCAGACAACAACTTTACCGTCAGAGGTATTGAAAAACTAAGATACTATAAGGATACCATTGAAACTTGGAAAATTACCCACTCGTCGTACGAGGAACTATACACTGATAGTATGGACACTTTTACTTATCTTGACCCACCTTATGAAATCAAACCCAAGTTGTATGGGAAACGAGGAGAAATGCATAAAGGATTCAACCACGATAAGTTCTTTGAAGATTGTGACCACCACTGTAGTCACATGATGGTATCCTATAATAGTTCTCAATTAATTAAAGATAGATTTAAGAACTGGGATGCACAAGAGTATGATCACACATATACAATGAGATCAGTAGGTGACTATATGAAGAATCAACAAGAGCGTAAAGAATTACTTTTATTAAATTATGGCATACGATGATCGCTATCCTCTAAAGGATTATTTGAATAGTATTAATTACACTAAGGATTACCTGATGGGTGAGGATCCAGACTGGGAAAGGAACTATCCAACATATGTAATTAACAAGTGTCTTTCACATCACATGGATACTATTGTGTTTGCGAATGAGATGAACAAGTATCCTAACTTGGATAAGCGTTTACAATATGACTTCTATATACATACTGTTAGACCCAAAAGGAGATTCTCCCCTTGGGCAAAGAAACAACAGGTGAAAGATCTTGACCTTGTGAAAAAATACTATGGATATAGTAGTGAAAAAGCACATCAAGCCCTACGGATCTTAACTCCCGACCAACTTAACTACATTAGAACCAAACTGAACAGAGGAGGAAAGAGATGAATGATGTGGAATGGACTAAAGATGATATGGTTGAAGTCACTCTTAAAGAACCAGATGACTTCTTAAAGATAAGAGAAACTCTTACTCGTATAGGTGTAGCGTCTAGAAAAGAAAGGAAGTTATACCAGTCATGTCATATTCTTCATAAGAAAGGACAGTATTACATAGTACACTTCAAAGAACTGTTTGCTTTAGATGGTAAGAGAGCAAATTTATCTGAAAATGATTTACAACGTAGAAATAGAATTATTAAACTACTATCAGACTGGGGTCTTGTAGAGATTGTAAAGATATCTGAGGTAGTAAATGTAGCACCTTTAAGCCAAATCAAGGTAATTGCATACAGGGAGAAGGGAGAATGGATCCTTGAGTCCAAGTATAACATTGGTAAAAAGAGGCAAGTATCAGAATGATATATAGAGTAGGTAAACTCTAAGTCATGGCAGAAGCAGTTAAAAAAGAAGAACCTAAGAAGAAAGGTATCTTAGGTAAGCTTAAAGAAGCAGCAGATGATAAAGAAGAGCAACTCGCTATTCTTTCTACATTTGTAAGATTGGCAGTTCTAGTGTGGTCCGCAGGAATTTTAACATTAGCGTATGTTAAGTTACCTGCAGCATTTAAAATACCAGAACAAAAACTGGATCCAACTTTCATAGCTTCGGTCTTCACAGGTACATTAGCTACTTTTGGCGTACAAGCGGCTGGTAAGAAAAAGAATGGAGAGAACGGTGGCGGTGCAAACATATCTAAGAAAGATATGGAGTTCCTTATTGCTAAGGCATCCGAAACTGCTCCTGCTCAAACTATTAGGATCGAATCAGGTCCTGTAAAAATTGTCCCTGATAAGTAAACATCATGCAAAAAATTATTAATGTACTCGCTATTGCGTCTGCTGTTGTATCTGTTACCGTTGTTGGCACTGCTGGCTACGTATATATTCGCAAAGATGCAATCATAGAAAGTATAAAAGAAAAAGCATTAGGTTCAGTTATGCCTAAAATGCCATCATTGTCATCCCCTATAGAAACAGATTCTATACCACCAGTAGGTGAGGGGTTTGGTATACCACAGTTTTAAGAGGTTATTATGAATAAGTGGATTGGAATTAGTTTAGGAACACTTCTAGGTGTTTCACATATTGGTATGATCGGTTTTGTTGCTACAAAAAATAAAGATCAACTTCCTAATTTAGATATACCTGTAGGTGACTATACATCTTATGTTGTCTCTGCAAATAAAGAGGGATATAAGATCAGTTATACAGCAAACGATCCTAAGACAGCATACATCACTAAGGATATTAAGACTAAGGGTGGTTTCCTAGGACTAGCAACAGAAACAACTAAGGTTGCTGAGGAATACTTCCTAGATGGTAAGACTAATCAGGGCGGTCCTGTATCTAACAATAGATCTTGGATAGATATGCCACCTGGTTTGACTCAAGGTCAAGCTGATCAGATTACTGCTATACGAAAAAGTGAAGCATGTATTGAAGCGGTTGGTGCTGCAAAAGGAACAGGTAGATTAGTAGGAACTAGCGTTGGTGCAAGTGCTGCACCTGCTCTTAGTGGCATACCTTTCATCGGTTGGGTAGCTGCAGGTTGGGTAGCAATGTTCGGTGGAGAACAAGGTGCTAACATCGGTGGTAACATGGCAGAAGATCTTAATAAGAACTGCTAATGCAGGTCATTGATAATTTTCTGAATGCAGAACAATATGCAGCGTTAGAACCAATGTTGATGAGTGATCATCTAGATTGGTATTGGAATGAGGGTATATGTTATGACGATGATGGATTATTCCAGATGACTCATACTGTATTTGATTCAAGTAAAGATCTAAAGAGTCCTTTATTCTTTCATTGCAAATCTTTATTAAATAAACTAGGTGGATCTGCTCGTAGAATTAAAGCAAATTTAACTACTAAGTGTCATAAACATGTACATACAGGATTCCATACAGACTTTACCGAAGATGAATTTATAGGTAAGACTGCTGTTTATTATGTCAATACAAACAATGGTTATACAGAGTTTAAATCAGGTGTTAAGGTAAATAGTATTGCAAATCGTATGATTATATTTGATTCTAAATATGAACATGCAGGAGTAACTTCTACTGATACTAATCGTAGAGTTGTTCTTAATATTAATTTTAATAGTATCTACTATCAATAATGGACTTACAAAAAATAACAACAGGAGTAACCGCAGCAGCAGTCGTAGGAACTGGTGCAACTGTTGGTATTCAACATCAGATAGATCAAATGCGAGGAGGTCCTGAAGCAAGAGAAGAGGCAAAGATAGAACAGATAAGACAGGTAGTTGCAGAAGAAGTATATAAACAATTAATAAATGCTTGGCCAGAAACCTCAGGTCCTGTGAAAGGAATTAAACCTCCTAATGGAGATTATAAAAAACAGATACCTAACCCTTAACGTTTTATAGGAGGTAGTCCTCTTTTCTTACGATACTCATCCGTCTGAATATCTTGACGACTGGGTTTCGTAGTTTTTTTGCCGAATTTTTTCTTTACAAAGTCTGTTGCTTTTTTAATTATAGGTTTGATTACTCTTAATAATAATGGTGTCGCAGCTGCAGACGCAGTTGCAATTACTGCTATTGCTGCTGTTGTGCTGACTTGACCTGCACTAGGTACGAACTGTTCTACTGTTGGAACAGGTTCCCAAATCGTTTCACAGATCAATCCATCAGGTGTTAATTTATATTCTTTAACTTGTTCATCACCTTTCTGACTTCTTTCACCTATACGTCTAGCATTTATAGGAGGGCAGTCTATTTCTTTTTTATCTTCGTCAGGTGTTTGTGGTGGTTCAACATCTGCTGAAGGAGGTGCTAAAGGTTCACCTGTATCTACACCTTCTGTAATTTCTTCTTGTGGAACATACACTGTCTGCCAGGTAAGCTCATCAGCACGATAATCAGGTGGCTCATAGTATGGCATACCTGCATCACATAATACTACATTCTGTTTTGGATCGTCATTAACTAAGGACTTACTTTTATTTGCAGGGTTTTTAGTATTTTCTTTATGAACCTTTACACAACCTGGCATGTCAATGACTGGAGTTCCTACAAGTTGTGTTACAGGAACTGTTATAGGTATGGATGTGGGATAACTATCTATCCATGTCCTAGTATCAGCTATGGTTCTTATACCAATAGTTTGAACTCTTTGATAGGGTATGGTTACATTAGGAACCTGTACCTTAATCGGTTCCATTAGTATTACCTATAGAAAAAGTTCCTAGACTACTAGAATCACCCAAACTTACTTCTTCCTTCGGATTATTTCTATTAGGTGGAGTCCATGTAGGTTGTGGTATCTGATGTTCATGTGGTATTACTCTACCACCAGGTGCTGTTACTACTACGTCAGCACATATAGAATGATAAGGAGAAGCTGGATGGAAAAACACTCCAGCCTTTTTTAATTCACCACAATTTTTCAAACGAGCTAGCTCAAAGTCTAATCTCTTATTAGCAGTTAACTGAGTCTGCATTGCTATCTGTGCCTGTGCTGCCTCATGACATTGCTTAGTTAACTTCTTATTCATTGGTATCGATAGTGTAGCAGAGAGTCCTAAGTTCAAAGATTGATTTGCTTTCATGTCAGTTCTTACTGGTTTTCTCCATAGAACTTGACCAGGATTATCTGGTATACCATCAGGTCCGTCTACATCTACTGTTATATCCATGTCTTCTCCATCAGGAAACCATCTAGTTCCATCTGATTTAGTTCGGGTATCATACCATGATTCCCAAGGATAGTTTTTTACCGTAATTGTTTGTTGGGTTGTCCGACCTGTAAAGTCTGTGCTGTTATATTGTGGTTCGTAATATACGTCCTCCCAAGGATCTTTTCTTGAATCTGCAAATTGAATATAAGGTGTTACGTTAAGTGTACTACCTTGACACTGAACACCATTACCATATGTGTTTGTTATATACGGACCTTGTAAAACTTGTATTGCCTGGTTGGTTACTGAGCCAGAACTATTGGCAATGGGATTTGCTGTTGCACTCACACCCCCGACATTTTCCGCCAGTGTGACAGGGACATGTGCAAATTGAGCTAGACATATTACTATTGGGTAAAGGTTGAGGTTGTATCTGTTACGCTTTCGATGGTTGTTGTACGCTGTATTATTGTCTGATTCGAGACCCCTGGTCCTTGATAACTTTGAGTAAATTGGAACGCTCCCCCTTGAGTTGTCATGGTGAAGTTGTTCTGATTTGAAAAGTCTAAGGAATCGAACGAGCTTGTTACTTGTCCTGTTATCACGTTTCCTCCTGCCGCTCCATTGGAACTGCTCGGAGTTACGTTCACCGTTGATGTATTCACGTTTGGATTCAAGGGTCCATTTTCGTTTGAAATGCCTACCCCTGTTACTGAGTATTCCCATCCTGTGTTATAATCTATACTGTAAATGGTCTCCTGCACCGTAGAATTTGTCTCGGTGTGAGAAGTCATGCTGCCTTGTTGGAAATTTGGTACCACAGGCACTGCATTAGCTGCAGATCCAAGAAGACTAAGCCATATTAATGGTATAAACCTTCTCATAATTATATATCACCTTTATCGAATTGTGATTTCAGAGACGAATTGTCCAGTCGCTGATGTTCCAGCTCCACCTGCTGTTATTGCCATCGCTCCAGAAGTTGCAATTGTACCAGCTAAGTTACCAACTGTTCCTGCTGCACTTGATGTCTGGTCTGAGTATGCTGCTACAGATCCTGTTGTAGGTGCTGTTGCTATACTATCTCCTAATCCTACTGACTGTGTATATGAATATGAATTACCTTGAGTAGTCTGTGCTGTATCTGGTAAAGCAAAAGTTGCTAGTCCTGTAGTAGCACTAACTGCTGTTATACCACCTAGATTACTAGCAGCACTACCACCCGAAGGTGTAATTGTTGTTGACACACCACTACCTGTTGTAGAGTATGTGTTTGGTGCCCTTGTTACTGCAGTTACTCCTGCATCCACTGTTAATTGAGTTGAGCTTGTCAAGCGGTGTGTAAGATCTGCCTTAACTGGTGTTACAAGAGATCCTAGACCTGCGATCATAATAATGGGAAGAAATCTTTTCATAACCCCTGATATTAATACCTAACCTATATAGGTTCTGACAACCCTCCAAAAAATGTTCGGAGTGTACCATTTGCTAAACCTTGAGTCTATGGTTAAATAGTATTGTCGCCTTCGGGGACACAATTCACACTCGCTTTAAAAGGAGAACTATTATGGACAACATACAGAAGTATCGTTCAGCAGATTTACCAGATCTACTTGATAAGATATCAAGAAACAGTATTGGACTAGACAATTACCTAGACCAGTTTTTCAACATTCCATCATCCAACTATCCACCTTATAACCTAATACATCTTAGTAATCATGAGTCTAAACTTGAGATTGCTTTAGCAGGATTTAAAAAGGATGAAGTCAAAGTCTTCACAGAATATGGAAAACTTACAGTTGAAGGTACTAAACCTGCAGCAGATGAAGATAAAAACTATTTACATAGAGGACTAGCATCTAGAAACTTCTCTAAGTCATGGACACTATCAGAAGATTGTGAAGTATCTAACGTTTCATTTTCAGATGGATTGTTAGTAGTAGACTTAAAGAAAATTATTCCAGAGAAGCATGCTCGTAAAGATTATATCTAAACAGCATACATAGTTATACAACCAAAGAGACACTCGTGTCTCTTTTTTTATTGAGATAAACTATGAACTATTACTTGAATTGTAAACCTAATAATTATACAGGTGATTACGATTTGATAACTTTAGACTTGCCAAGTGGTATGACTGATGATATAATGAAATATGTTAGACCTTTGGCAGAGGAATTTAATAAATCCGAAACCAAAGTCCTAAAGGACGTTATAAAAAATTCCATTTACGAAATCGAACGGAGAGAAAATGAGCGTAAGAATCGTAAGAACCAGAAATGGTGAAGACATTATCTGTGATCTTTATGAGGTAACAACTAAAGAGAAACCAGAAGACCCTGTTGCTTTTCAACTAAAGCATCCATACAATGTATGGTTAGAGGGTGTGGATAAACCAAGAGTTCTTATTGAAACAGATGCAGAACCAGAAGTTCAAAAACTTCCTGACCCAGAAATTCATTTCAGACCTTGGGTACCTTTATCAACTACAAAATCAATTATGATAAAGATGGATGAAGTCGTATCAGCATACGAAACATATCCAGAGGTCATCAAAAAGTACAATCAACTAGTGGAGGCAGACAGTGGAAGAGGAAATGCTACAGCAACAGATCAAAGTGATCTTATTGAAACAAAGGAAGGAGTACCTGTTGGGGAAAGTGACGGAACTGGACGAGGAGCCAAGCTTATTAATTGAAGGGTGCTTTGAAGTTATCTCTGAGTCAGAGATAAAACCATTCCCTTCTTTTACACAACAACGTGACGTTTTCTTGACATCCGATACAGTAATGACTATACTAGATCCTAGTCCTGCTTTGATCGAACTTTACAATAAACAGTGAGCAAGTTTTATACTAACATCCAACTAGCAGGTGATACGATCCTGTATAGAGGATATGAAGATGGAGAACCTGTGCAGTTTCGTGCACGTTTTTCTCCAACATTATATGTGTTGTCAAACAACAAAGAAAAATTTACTACACTTGATGGTAGATATGTCTCTCCTATTAAGTTTGACAAACCACGAGAAGGTAGAGAGTTTATAAGACAGTATGATGGTGTAGAAGGATTTGAAGTTCATGGGTATGAACGTTTTGTATATCAATACATCCGTCAAGAATATCCTGGCGAAGTAGACTATCGTATTGATCAAATGAAATTATACTCAATGGATATTGAGGTTCAATGCGAAAATGGTTTCCCTGATGTAGAAGCAGCAGCAGAAGAAATGCTATCAATTACCATTAAAGATATGGTAAGTAAAAAGTTTTATATCTGGGCAGTAAAAGATTTTGATACGGATCATACTAAATTTATATTTGATACTGAACGTGAGATGCTAATGCATTTCATAGATTGGTGGGTAAAAAATACACCAGATATTTTGACAGGATGGAATGTAAACCTTTATGACGTACCATACATATGTCGTAGGGTGAAAAGAATGTTAGGATCCAAATGGATGAATTCTATATCACCTTGGAACCGTGCTAACGAAAGAGAGGTCTATGTCCAAGGAAGAAAAAATTATGCTTATGACATTAGTGGTGTCAATATCCTCGACTATCTCGATCTTTACCGTAAGTTTACTTATACTAACCAGGAATCATATAGACTCGATCACATCGCTTTTGTGGAACTAGGACAACGTAAGGTTGACCATAGTGAATACGAGAACTTTAGAGATTTTTATACTAATGACTGGCAGAAGTTTATTGAATACAACATTCAAGATACTGAATTGATTGACCGTCTTGAAGAGAAAATGAAGTTACTTGATCTTGCCATCACTATGAGTTATGATGCCAAGGTTAATTTTGAAGACGTATACTCACAGGTTCGTATGTGGGATACGATGATCTATAATTATCTTACGGATAGAAAGATTGTTGTGCCACCTAAGAAGGGTGCTAAAAAAGATGAGAAGTATGCAGGTGCTTATGTAAAGGAACCTATACCTGGTAAGTATGATTGGGTAGTTAGTTTTGACCTTAACTCTCTGTATCCTCATCTTATTATGCAGTACAATATCTCACCAGAAACTCTCTGGGATACTAGACATCCTAGTGCAAGTGTTGATAGAATATTAAATGAAGAGATAGTTATTGAAGATGATGTATGTGTCTGTGCTAATGGTGCACAGTATCGTAAAGACATACAAGGCTTCTTACCACAAATGATGGACAAGATCTACAATGAAAGAACAATTTACAAAAAGAAAATGCTCCAAGCAAAGCGGGACTATGAGATTAATCCAAGTGCCAAACTACAAAGAGACATTAGTAAATTTAATAACATTCAAATGGCGAGAAAGATCCAACTTAATAGTGCTTATGGTGCTATTGGTAATCAATACTTTCGCTATTACAACCTTGCCAACGCAGAAGCTATTACACTATCTGGTCAGGTTTCTATTCGTTGGATAGAACAACGAATGAACAACTACCTAAACAAAATTTTAAAAACGGAGGACATTGATTATGTTATTGCTAGTGATACCGATTCTATCTATTTGCATCTTGGTCCTCTGGTGGAGAACGTATTTGCCAGTAGAAAGAAGGATGATAAGAGCATCGTTACGTTCCTTAATAAGGTGTGTGAAGTGGAATTCGAGAAATATATTGAGAGTTCTTACCAAGCGTTGGCCAACTACGTAAATGCTTATGATCAAAAGATGTTCATGAAACGTGAGACCATTGCCAACAAAGGTATATGGACAGCAAAGAAAAGATATATGTTGAATGCATGGGACATAGAGGGAGTTAGATTTGCTGAACCTAAACTAAAAGTTATGGGCATTGAAGCAGTCAAGTCTAGTACACCTGGTGCATGTAGAGAGAAGATTAAAGAATGTATAAGTGTTATTATGAATGAGAGTGAAGAGGCAGCACAAGAATTTATTGCAAACTTTAGAGATGAATTTTCATCGTTACCTGTTGAAGACATATCGTTCCCTCGTGGATGTAATGGAATAAATAAGTGGGCGAACCAATCTACGATCTATAATAAGGGAACACCTATTCACGTCAGAGGAGCGTTGTTGTATAACCATTACAACAAAAAGAATAACTTATCACATAAGTATCCTTTAATCCAAGACGGTGAAAAGATCAAATTTTGTTATCTAAAAACACCTAATAAGTTTGGGGAAAACGTTGTGTCATTTTTAAATACCTTTCCAAAGGAGTTTGGACTTGACAAACAGGTGGATTATGAGTTACAATTTGAGAAGAGTTTCCTTGACCCGATAAAGGTTATATTAGATACTATAGGTTGGAAGTCAGAAAAAGTAGCAAATTTGGAGTTTCTTTTCGGATGACCATTTACATAGTTGAATATAAAAAATCTTTTGGAGCAGGTGAGAATGCACAGGTAAAGGAATTCCATGATAAAGGTGAAGCTGAATGGTTTGAAAGATCCAAAAAGCGATCCAATCATATAACAAATTTGTATAAACGTTCCCCCTAAATGAATTTTTTAAAAGACATTGCTAAGGAGATTGATAATGAATATGCTTCATTGGTCAGTGACGGAGTTTCAGCTGGTGACACAAGCGGTTTTATCGACACTGGTAGCCATATATTTAATGCTGTTGTCTCTGGGTCGATCTATGGTGGCATCCCAAGAAACAAAATCACTGCTCTTGCAGGAGAGTCTAGTACTGGTAAGACTTATTTTTGCCTTGGTGTTGTTCAACATTTCCTTGAGTCTGATCCCGATTCTGGTGTTATCTACTTCGAGTCGGAGTCTGCCCTTTCTAAGGAGTTAATTGAAAGTAGAAGTATAGATTCTTCTCGTATGTTAATTGTTCCTATTACTACTGTTCAAGAGTTTAGGACTCAAGCAATAAGAATTCTCGATAAATACTTGCAACAAGATGAACGCAAACCCTTAATGTTTGTTCTTGATTCTCTTGGTATGCTCAGTACTACCAAGGAGATTGAAGACAGCGAAGCAGGTAAAGAGACACGAGATATGACTCGTGCTCAGATAGTGAAATCTATATTTAGAGTCCTTACTCTTAAATTAGGTAAGGCAAATGTTCCCCTTATAGTCACAAATCATACCTACGATGTTGTCGGATCTTATATCCCTACTAAAGAAATGGGAGGCGGTAGCGGTCTCAAATATGCCGCGAGTACAATCATTTATCTCAGCAAAAAAAAGGAAAAGAGTGAGAAAGAAGTTGTTGGCAACCTTATTAAAGCTAAGACGGCTAAATCAAGACTCACCAAAGAAAACTCTGAGATAACAACTAGACTCTTTTATGATGAAAGAGGTCTAGATAGATACTACGGATTACTTGAACTAGGAGAAAAGTATGGAATCTTTAACCGTAAAGGAAATAGGATCGTTGTTGGTGATAGTTCTGTATATCCTTCTGCAATACTTAAGGATCCAGAAACGTATTTCACCACCGAAATAATGGAGCAACTAGACGTAGCTGCCTCTAAAGAGTTTGGTTATGGTAACTAGATTATCTGATTATATTAAAACATATGATGACAAACTTGATAAGTCTTTTTGTGAAACTATCATTAACACGTTTCATGAATCCGACAGCATATATGTTGATCGAGAGCAGCGACCAACTTTCCGAGAGTTAAATATATCAGAAAGGTATTTGAATAAAGATCCTAAATGGATGTCTATTCAAGCAAGACTATCTGACATCTTAACTGTAAGTGCTAAAAGTTATATTAATTATTTGGATGTAGGACCTGACTTTCCTGCTCAATATGGGTTTGAACAGTTCCGTATGAAGATGTATGATAATAATGGTAAGGATCAATTTAAAGATCACGTTGATGTTGGAGACTATGCTTCTGCCAAACGTTTTCTAGTTATGTTTTTATATCTCAATGATGTGAAAGAAGGAGGAGAAACAAACTTTCCTAACTTAAACGTTGCAATTAAACCGAAATGTGGTAGAATACTTTTGTTCCCTGCCAACTGGCAGTATAGACACTCTGGACTTCCACCAGTGTCATCTCAAAAATACATTGTTGGATCTTATTTACATTACACATGAACTTAGAAGTTACTATACTTGGTAATTTAATATCTCATGAAGAGTATACCCGAAAGGTATTACCTTTTTTGAAGACAGATTATTTCACTGTACGATCATACAAGATAATCTATGCTGAGATTCATGAATACATTGCAAATTACAATGCACTTCCCTCTCTGAATGCATTAGGTATAGAGTGTCAAGAAAGGACTGATCTAACTGAAGATCAGTTTAAAGATATTATGGAGGTTTTACGTGAGTTATCCGATGAGAAAGCAGAACTGGATTGGATCCTTGATTCTACGGAGAAATGGTGTCAGGAGAGAGCGATTTATCTATCTCTTATGGAATCAGTTAAGATTGCTGATGGGCAAGATGAGAAAAGGGATAAGGGGGCTATTCCACAAATCCTAAGTGATGCATTAGGTGTTTCCTTTGACCAAAATGTAGGTCATGATTACTTACAAAACTACGAAGAAAGATACGACTTCTACCATAAGAAAGAAGAAAAGATTCCTTTTGATTTGGAATTCTTCAACAAGATTACAAAAGGTGGTCTTCCTAACAAGACTCTCAATGTTGCTCTTGCAGGGACTGGTGTGGGTAAGTCT